AAATCGTGAGTTGAGACACCTTAGTTGTGACGATCTCCATGAGAAGCTGTGTAAGCTTATAGCGTTGACCGCAACGGTCACACTGTGCAATGCTAAATTTGCCAGAAGCATACCTATTGCTCATCAGGCACTCCCGCTGGCAATAAAGCTCTGACGGGGTACAAATCTAACTGCGGCCTTTTCGTGATCCTCGTAGGCGGCAAGTTGCCATGCCTCATCGTAGGTTGCCTTGAGCATATCCAGCCTTGGAGTTCCCTCGGGGATCTTCTGGGCAATGTAATAGGCCAGCCCAGCAATCATGCAGGGATAGAAGCGGAAAGGCACATCCATCACGTTTACACCGCCACCAGAGTCCTGGGTGCGGCGCAAGCGCCAATAAACAAACTGATATGTCTGTGAGCCGTCAGGCGTAGGCCATACGGTCACTGCCGGGGGTTTTGTCCAATACACCGCAGTTGCGGAGTTATGAGTCACTGCAATGGTATTTTGCTGGCCCCTGCCGCAGTTATTCAGCGTTCCGCTGATGGCATTGTCATTTTGGACAATGTAGCCATAGCTGATCACTTCGTTGTCCAACTGGATGAAACCTGCCGCTGGAAGCTGGGTCACATCAGTGATGGCAACGCTGGTTGCCGTTGCACTCATTGATGCCGTTGTAGTGGCATTGATGGAATTGACTTTGCCGTCCATGCGCTGAATCCACACTTGGATTGGACGGGCTTGAGTAATCTTGTTGGGGATCGTGGCATAAGTAGAAACACTAATGCGAGTGATCGTCAGATCAGACTGCGTAGCGGCATTGTTTGCCTGGGTGCGGATCACATGCTCCAACAGATCTACAGTGTCGTTTGGCAGAGCATATGTGTTTACACCCTGCTGGAGGGTGATCATGCCGGTGTCAATCGTCCACATGTTGATGCCACGATTTGCCCAATCGGCAAACATGATGTTTAAACTGCGCCGCGCTGTGCGCAGGTCATATCCAGAGCGCAACTCTCTTCCGGCTCGTTCAAAAGCCTCTTCCACGATCTCTGTCAGATCTGGATCAAATGTGGTTGCACCGGATGTGTATGCCATTATCTAAACCCTGCTGTTTTCTTTGCAATGCTTTTGGGCTGAGATACAAACTGCTTACCAGCCGCCTTCCCCGCCCGCTTGGCGCGGGTGGTAGCGGCGTATTCGGCAGGGGTTAAAGCTTTGATTGCGGCTTCAGGCAAGTACCGCTCACCCGTTTTTGACGAAGGCTTCCCCGACTTGGTGCGCCATTTCTGATCGCCCCAATTTTTAAGAGATGTCTGCGGCGCTTTCAATCTTTATATCCCCCGCCTGCGGCTTTGTATTTCTTTGCCACAAGCTGCGCTTTACGGGCCGACCACTTACCAGCGCCAGTGCCTTGAGTGGCCGCAGCTTTTACTTGCGACACAATCCGCTTGCGAAGCGTTGGTTTTGTGTAATTTCCAGCCGCATTCACACTGCCGCCTTCAGCATATTCTGTGAAGTCAGTGTCATCCCGGCGAGCTTTACGCTTGCCTTTGGGCATCTTTGACGGGTCTATGGCCCCCATGCCACGGCTGGAGATCATCAGCACATCTTCCCACGGGTCTTGCCCCGTTGCGCAATTCCATCAGCGCGTGAAGATGCCGACACCTTGCCGCCTTTTTTGTACTCAACACCGCGAGACTCACGGCGAACCTGATCGGCCATTTCACGATCAGCGGCATCCTGCTTTTCAGATGAGGCTTGGTACTTATCATAAGCGCCACGCATCTTTTTTGCGCCTCGTTCACCTTCATACGGATCAGCACCCAAAAGACCCACTCCACCCGGAATAGCGGCAAGTGCGACTTGTTTTGCAACCTGCCCCGCACCACTCATGCCTTTTTTAAGCGCATCCATTTTTTCGGATTTGATATTGCCTTCAAACCCTTCGGGGCGAATGCTGTCATATTGACCGGGCGGCAAACTCTTGGCTTTTTTTCGCGCCGCTCTTAATTCTCCAAAAGTTGTGTCCGGGTTAGACATCCTTTTCATATGCTCAGCCTCTGCTCGTTTTGCAGCTTTTTCTTCGGCAACATCTTCTGGGGTCATGTATTTAGGCATGATTTAGCACATCTTTCCGCGAGTTTTACCCCGCTGAGCAATACCATCAGCCCGCTTGGAAGCGGATGAAACTGAGCCACCCTTTTTCATGGTTGGCATGTCGGTGTAATCCTTATCAGGCAAAACGCTCTTAAAAGGCTTTGCCTCGTAGGTTGCACCCTCATTCACTTTGGGTGCTTTGCCAGGAGGTGTGTAGCGGGGCTTATAACCCTTCATGGACTCATCTCGCTCAGCCATGTCAAGGTCTCGCGCAGCCCTGTCGCTGGCCTCTTTGATTTTGGCCTTAGCCAAGTCGGAGGTTCCGCTACCAATGCTTCGCGTGGCACTGCTCAAAGCAGATGCCATCTCACCCTTTTTCTGAACCTCAGTGGGAGCCTTTGGCTTTTTTGGCTCATCTTCAGCTAAACGGGTGTTGTATTGCTTCCCGTTGAATGTGAATTCTTTGTCGCCCGACTCGCGGGCGGCACGGAAAGCTTTTCCAAATGCACTTGTTGCCATTATTAACTCCTTAGCAGGGCATGCCGCCCTTGTTTAGCATCTTGCCTTTGGTTTTGCCTCTTTGGGCAATACCATCAGCGCGAGATGAAGCGGAACCGCCTTTAGCGTAGGCCATGCCGCCACCCATCATCTTTTTGGCAGCAAAAGCGGGAACTTTTTTCCCGTCTTTAACCACCATTGGCATGCCGCCTTTTTTCATGCCGGTCATTTCGGCTTTTTCATGTTTGATCATGGAAGCAGGAGCGCCTTTTTTCTTCATAAAGGCCATCTCTTTGCCGACCATCGCTTTTGATTCTTTCATGTCACCACCTCTTTTGAAAGTTTTGCCTTTATCGGCGTTTGAAAAATCTTTTCCCACGGACTGTGGGACTCCTGCTTTCTTGGCGAACGATGGATTGTGGGCCACCGCCTCCATGAATTTGTGTTGCTTGGCGCTATGTGAGGGCACTTCGTTGCTCCTTCATATACGCATCAATTTTGCTTTCCAGCCTGTCCAGCCGATCCATGATCCTGTTGATGTCGTTGTGAACATCTTGCCTTGTCACATACTCCTTGGCAATTTCTTCCCGAGTTTTGTTTATCAAAACCTGGAGCCGATGGATCTCGTCCGATTTCTCTTTTAGCGCCCAGCCAAGAAACCCGAGAAAGGCTGTCAGTAGGACGTTCCATACCATGATTTCCATTTCAGATGAACCTGCCGCGAGTTTTGCCACGCTCTGCTATGCCATCCGCTTCTTTGATAAAGCCGCCTTCAGCGCAATTCCAGGCCCGCAGGCTCTTGTTAATCCGCGAATTGGGGTCTTTGGCTGTCTTTTCGGATGTCAGCTTCTTTTTCATTCCACTCATCCTTGCGCAGAAAGAGTCGCGCCTGCTGCCGCCCTCTGGTTGAGGAGGCTTCAAGTTCATGCCCTGTTTCTTTGCAGAGGCTCGACCCTTGGCGTTTAAACCGCCACTGGGATTCTTGCCTTCTTTGCGTGTCCATGCTGGGCTACCCATTTGCCACTTTCAAGTGCAACCGGGAATGATCCTTGAGCAGTGGCTGTAGAACATCTTGTTCAAAGTTGCGGGTGAATTCCTGTGTGCCAATGTGCGGCAGGCTGATCATTGGATCCAAATAGATCTTGTAGCCATGCTCTCTGGCGCGGCGGCAGAACAGGTAATCCTCACCAATGTATTCGCCATCCACGATGGCAAAATCAAACACGGCGTATTCATCTTCGCCGTCACCATCGCCTTTATATTTCCACTCCGGGTGAGCGGCAATCATGGCTTCAATGACATGGCGGCGAATGAGCATGAACCCGGTTGCTACGCTCTCTACGCGCATCAGGCCATTCTCATCAAATTCCAATTGGCTGTCTTCATCCAGATAGAAATCCAAAAAGAACTTGGCATCTGCGGCTCTACGGGGGTATGTGCCAGCCACAATATCCCGGTCTGTAGACAGGGCCAACAGGCGGGTCACAGCCTCAACATTGATGACCACATCGGCATCCACAAACAGCATGTCTGTGCAATCTGATTCCATGAAGTTGGAAACCAACTTGTTCCTGGCCTTGGTGATAATTGAGCATCCAGACAGGTGTACCAGATGAATCTGGACACCCATCTTGTCCAACTTGGGGACAAGTTGAGCTATGGCAAAACAGGTCTTGATGTTGACCTTGCCGTCATAGCAGGGGATCGCAATCATAAGCTTGCGTCCCACCAAGTTGAAGCTCTTATCAGCCATAGAACACCGTAACACCGTTTTGGTTTGTTCCTGCGGTTCCCAGTTGGCAATAAATACCTGTATTAACTTTTATGCCTTCACCGGGCATCAAAATGCTTGAGGTAGCTGCCTGACCAGAGGTGGTTGTTGCCGCTGTATCCAGGGAGAATATCCAACGCCCACCAGATGCAGTTTGCGTTCCACCTGTACCAGAGGTAATAGTTCCTGAGTTAATGTCAGTCACCGTGTAGGTGCTAGAAGTTAAAACAGTAACGACATAGTTGCCGTTTGTTCCATACCCGCCCGTGCCAGAGGCAAAAGCTAGTCCAATAACATTACCGGTAACTAAACCGTGCGATGCTAAAGTGACCGTTATAACTGCCGCTGTGCGAGTGTAAGAAGTGATGGCCGTAGGGGTTGTAACCGTATCCCAGATGTTAATTGTCCCAGCAGAAGTTCCGCTGGTATAAATAAGACCCTTAAGACGGTTTTGTCCACTGACCGCTATGCCACTTACGTTTAAGTGGGCGGCTTTTACGTCTGTTTGCATTGGCATAATTAATCCTTTAA